ATGCACCGCGCTTCAATTAAGAGAGTTAGAAAAAATAAAGTTTGCAGGTGGAGAGGCTCTAATAATAAACGAAAATAATTTAGAGGAGGTAGAGAAATGTCTGACCAGTTCTCGCATAAGAAAGAAGACAAAGATGAGAGCTACAAGTTGAAGACTGTTGTGGCTTTTATATTAGGTGCTTGTTTCGCTTGGGTTTGGTTAAAAAACTACGACGATAGCATGTTTGATTTGTGGACTGAAGCTTACACGGTTGGTAAAGACGATGGTTATGCGTTAGGTAGGAATGACGTAACTTTTGACGATTTCACCTTTGTAGAGAAAGAAGCAATGTGTATGTTTTTATATTCTGACAAAGGCACAGTTTTTGGTACATATAGGAGGTAGTATGGAAAGCGAACTTTTTGGTAAATCTTTTACCATTGGGGATTATGTTTCTGAGATTGGTGTAAATGTGGGGGAGCCAACAAAGAAAAAGTCTGTGTTAATTGCAACACCTATGTATGGTGGTATGTGTACAGGACATTATACAATCGCAACAATAAACACTATAAATAATTTACGAGAACGGAAAGTGGAAGCGTTTCTTGCTAACTTAATGAACGAGTCCTTAATAACGCGCGCTAGAAACGAGTTAGTGAGAATGTTCCTAAAAAATACCGACTGCACACACCTGATGTTTATTGATGCGGATATGTATTTTGAAGCTGACGCTGTAGGCAGACTGCTTGATGCAGATGAAGACGTTGTTTGTGCCTTGTATCCTAAAAAAGAAATTGATTGGGACAGAGTTCGGCACGCTGTTCAGATGAACAGAAAAGATTTAAGTTATTACGCATCGCAGTTTGTGTTGAACCTACCGCACGGTAAAACAAAAGCAGAATTAAACAACAAAGGTTTATTAGAAGTTCGCCATGCAGGTACAGGGTTTATGATGATTAAACGAGAAGTGTTTGAGAAGTTAGAACAACATGTGCCAGAGTATAGGTCGTCAACACTTCAAGACCCAACAGGGGCTTATATAAAACCACTTGTCCGACAATATTTTGATACGAGTATAGACAATACAGGCGCACTACTTTCTGAAGACTATAACTTCTGCGAGTTGTGGGCAAAGCATGGCGGTAAGATTTTTGTAGACCTCAACATTCATTTAAAACACATAGGCACCCACGCATTCGAGGGCGACTTAACAACTGTAAGAAACATGGGAAATTAATGCAAATAATTACAATTGATTTTGAGACTTACTACGATAAGAAATATTCACTTTCTAAACTAACTACAGAGGAGTACGTGCGAGATGAAAGATTTGAAATCATTGGGTTTTGTATCAAGCAAGGAGATGGAGAAGAAGAATGGCACACAGGAGGATTTGAAGATCTTAAAAGAATACTCTTGTCATATAACTGGAAGGAGAGTTTTTGTCTCGCTCACAACACTATGTTTGATGCCGCTATCCTTTCTTGGAAATTTGGTGTTCGTCCTAGGGGGTGGCTTGACACTCTTAGCATGGCAAGGGCTTTGCATGGTACGGAGGTTGGAGGAAGCCTCAAAAAATTATCCGACTACTATAACATCGGACAAAAAGGAACCGAAGTCGAAAACGCAATCGGTAAGCGGTTAGTAGATTTTAGGGAAGACGAGTTAGCTAGATACGCTGAATACTGTAAACAAGATGTGCGGCTAACTAAAAAACTTTTTGAGGTTCTTAGCGAAGGGTTTCCTGCGATTGAGTTTAGGTTAATTGATTTGACCATCAATATGTTTGCCCAACCAGTTCTCGACCTTGACCTTGCTGTGCTTGAAAACCATTTAGAGAATGTCGTGCTGCGGAAACAAGAGTTATTAAATGCTTGTGAAGCAGACAAAGAAACTTTGATGTCGAACCCAAAGTTTGCGGAGGAGTTGATATCTTTGGGCGTTGACCCGCCGATGAAAATAAGTCCGCGCACAGGCAAACAGACTTTTGCTTTTTCTAAAACAGACGAGAACTTTAAGGATTTACAAAATCACCCCAACCAAAAAGTGCAAACATTGGTCGCGGCTAGACTTGGAACAAAGTCCACACTGGAAGAAACAAGGACGCAACGATTTATGGACATTGGTAATAGAGGGCGGCTTCCCGTCCCCTTAAAATACTATGCCGCTCATACAGGGAGGTGGGGTGGCTCTGATAATGTGAACCTACAAAATATTCCAAGAAACTCTGTGTTAAAACAAGCTATCCAGGCCCCCAAGGGTTTTGTTATAGTTAGCTCCGACTCTTCACAGATAGAGGCTAGAGTTTTGGCTTGGTTGGCAGGTCAGAATGATTTAGTAGAAGCTTTCGCAAATGGTGAAGACGTATACAAAATGATGGCTAGTAAAATGTTCCTTAAAGATATCAGAGATATAACTAAAGAAGAACGGTTTGTGGGTAAGACAACTGTATTAGGTTGTGGCTATGGTATGGGAGCTAAAAAATTTAGCAACCAATTAAAAGCTTTCGGCATGCTTGTTGATGTAGAAAGATGTAAAAAGATTGTGTACACATATAGAAAAGCAGTCCCTTTTATACCTCAATTTTGGAGACACGCGCAAGATGGCTTAGAAGCTATAATTCAAGGCAAATATTTACAAATAACTAAGCAAAAACAGGCGTTGGACATTATACCAAACGTTGGTTTTGACCTCCCTAATAAGTTACAATTAAGATACCCTGACCTAAAAAAAGAGCAAGATTCTAGTGGAGAATACTACTATTCTTACAAGAGCAAAAAAGACAGAATAAATATTTACGGGGGGAAAGTAGTAGAGAACATATGCCAAGCCGTAGCTAGATGTGTAATAGGCGAGCAGATGTTGAGGGTGGCTAAAAGATATAAAGTGGTGATGACAGTACATGATGCTGTAACTTGTATTGCACCAGAACAGGAAGCGGAAGAAGCGGCGGAATACGTAACAAAGTGTATGGAATGGAGACCAGATTGGTGTCAAGGTTTGCCGTTAAATTGTGAAACAGAGTATGGTAAATCTTATGGCTAAATGGTCTTATTCATCGTTGTCTTTATTCAAACAATGTCCTAGGAAATACCACAGGCTACGAGTTGTCAAGGATATAAGACAGGAAGATAATACTGCTCTTATATATGGTAAAGAAGCACACAAAGCGGCAGAAGATTATGTGTGTCAGGACACGGTAATACCAGAAAAGTTTAAGTATATTGAGCCTTATTTAAATATTTTAAAGAAGTTAAAAGGCGACAAGCTTTGTGAGTATGAGATGGGTTTGACCAAGGATTTAGAACCTTGTGGTTTTAATGATACAAAGTATTGGTGGAGAGGAATAGCCGATTTAGTGGTGCACAATAACGACATAGCATACGTAGTAGATTACAAGACTGGTAAAAGTTCTCGCTATGCTGACGTTAAACAGCTACAGATACTATCAATAGCTACATTCAAACACTTCCCAAAAGTCAACTATATAAAAGCAGGACTACTGTTTGTTGTGTCCAAAGATTTAATAAAAACTAATTATGTGAGAAACCAGATAACTGATTTAGCAAACAGTTTTACGTTTGACGTAGCGAGATTAGACAAGGCATACGAAACAGATGTGTGGAATCCGGTGCCTAATTTTACTTGTAGGAAGTATTGTCCTGTAACAGATTGTGAACATAATGGGGGGTACGCGTAGTGGGAAAAAGTAAAGATATGGTTAACCATCCAGAACACTATATGAAAGGTGGTATGGAAACCATAGAGTATTTAAAAGCAAAGTCTACACCTCATGGGTTTCAGACTTATTTACGATTAAACGCAATGAAATATTTAAGTAGAGCAGAAGAGAAAGAGAACACGTTGCAAGATTTAGAAAAAGCATTGTGGTATTTAAACCGATTAATAAGAGAAATGAAAGGGAACTAATGGATAGTTATAGTCAATTTATCGCCAAGAGTCGTTACGCAAGATATTTACCTGAAGAAAACCGCAGAGAAGATTGGCATGAGTCTGTAAGTCGGTATATGGATTTTATGGTAAGTCACCTAGAAGCCGAGCATGGACACGTAGTAGATACCCCTACTAAGTTTAGAGTGCATGAGGCAATATGTAATTTAGAAGTTATGCCAAGTATGCGAGCCATAATGACAGCAGGTAAAGCGTTGGCACGTGATAACACAGCAGGATATAACTGTTCCTATCTTCCTATTGACGACCCCAAAGCTTTTGACGAAGCCATGTATATTTTATTGTGTGGCACGGGAGTTGGCTTCAGCGTAGAGCACAAGTATGTACAAAAACTTCCTGAAATACCTGAGAAAATGTTTGAGTCAGACACCACTATATCGGTGTCCGACAGTAAAGAAGGTTGGGCTAAGAGTTTGAGGCAACTTATTGCTTTATTATATTCTGGTGAAATACCTAAATGGGATTTATCTAAAGTGCGACCAGCAGGGGCAAAACTAAAAACCTTTGGCGGTAGAGCAAGTGGTCCTGCCCCACTAGAAGAACTATTTAAATTTACCATTAACAAGTTCAAACAAGCCAGCGGGAGAAAACTTTCTTCCATAGAATGTCACGACATAATGTGTATGGTAGGTCAAATTGTTGTGGTCGGTGGTGTGCGTAGATCAGCTATGATTTCTCTATCTGATTTAGAAGACTCAAGAATGAGGGAGTGCAAGTCAGGCGCATGGTGGGAACAAAACGGTCAAAGAGCGTTGGCTAATAATTCAGCTATCTATGAAGAGAAACCTGATGTAAGTTTATTTTTACACGAGTGGACAAGTTTATATAACAGTCATTCTGGAGAACGAGGTATTTTTTCTAGAGACGCATCTAAAAAACAAGCTAAGTCTATTGGAAGACGTGATGTTAATCATGATTTCGGAACTAATCCCTGCAGCGAGATAATTTTGCGTCCATATCAGTTTTGTAATTTGTCAGAGGTTGTGGTGCGTGAAGATGACACGTTTGAAACTATAAAAGAAAAAGTTGAGGTAGCCACTATATTAGGCACATGGCAAGCCACACTTACAAACTTCCCATATTTACGGAAAGTATGGAAAAAGAACACGGAGGAAGAAAGACTGCTTGGGGTGTCGTTGACTGGTATACTAGATAATAAATGGATGTCAGAAGTTAACAATGATACTAAAGAAAAACTTGAGCAACTTAAACAGGCGGCTGTTAAAACAAACGCTGACTTATCTGTTCTTTTGGGAATCTCTCAATCGACTGCGATTACTTGTGTCAAACCTTCTGGCACTGTTAGTCAGCTTGTTAATTCTGCCAGTGGTATTCATACTAGACATAGCCCTTATTATATTCGCAGGGTTCGTGGAGATAAAAAAGACCCTCTCACACACTTCTTAAAAGAAGCAGGTATACCAACGGAAGATTGTGTAATGAAACCAGACTCGACCGCTGTGTTTTCCTTTCCGATAAAATCTCCAGACGGTTGTAAAGTTAGAGAAGACTTAACAGCGGTTGACCACTTAGAGTTATGGATGATGTACCAGAAGCATTGGTGTGAACATAAGCCGTCGGTAACCATTTCTGTGAAAGAAGATGAGTGGTTAGATGTAGGCGCTTGGGTGTGGAATAACTTTAACGACATATCGGGTATATCTTTCTTGCCTTGGGATGGCGGGACTTACAAACAAGCCCCCTATGAAGAATGCACCGAGCAAGAGTATAATGAAATGTTAGCTAAGATGCCTACAAAAATAAACTGGGCTGAGTTAGTAGAAGATGACGACAATGTTAAAGGCGTACAAGAATTGGCATGTACCGCAGGAGGTTGTGAGATATGATATTCTGGAAAGTTAGTAAACGACAAGAAGCGTTGCTTGCAAGTAAATTTATTTTTGTTCCCGACCCTAACATAATATGTGCTCGGCTACACAGAGGAGTCGGTAGCGAAGCAAGGTCTAAACAACATTATAAAAAAGGAGATAATAAATGCCTTACGTAAACAAACCAAGACCTTATAAAAAAGAATACGTGCAACAAAAAAAGCGAGGTAAGAAAGAGCAAGACAGGCGTAACGCTCGTGAACGTGCTCGGTATGCTATGGACAAAACAAGCGTAGACAAAAATAAAAATGGTAAAGCCGACAGAAGAGAGGGTAAAGATATTGATCACAAGAAAGCTCTCTCTAAGGGAGGCACTAATGACAAGAAAAATATTAGAGTTGTTAAAGCTAGTACAAACAGATCTTTTAAGCGCAACTCTGATAGATCAGTGAAAAAAGCATAATGCAAGTAGTAGATAACAAAGCTTTATTGGTAAATACTAAATACCCTGATCGCATAATTAACGCGATCACTAAAAGTAAAGTTATTAAAAAAGACAATGAGTTTACCAAAGTATTAGTTAACTGGGGGTTTGAAGAAGCTAAAATTTTAAAAGAGCTTAGGTTCAAAAACGTGCCGTCTCCAATGGAGAGAGATTATGATTGGGCAGGTGAGTTTAGGCCCATGGAACATCAAAAGATAACAGCGTCTTTCTTATCTATAACTAAACGTGGCTTTTGTTTTAATGAGCAAGGCACAGGTAAAACAGCTTCTGCTATCTGGGCATCAGATTATCTAATAAAACTTGGCAAAATTAAAAAAGTATTAGTTGTTTGCCCTTTATCTATAATGCACTCTGCATGGCAAGCAGATTTGTTTAAGTTTGCGCTGCACAGAACAGTTAACATAGCGTATGGTACACGAGAAAAACGTAAAGATATAATTAATTCAGACGCAGAATATATTATTATAAATTATGATGGCATAGAGATTGTAGAAGAAGACATTAAAAAGGCGGGGTTTGATTTAATTATTATTGATGAAGCAAACGCTTACAAATCTGTAACTACAAAACGATGGAAGTCTATGCAAAGACTGTTAGGCAACAATACATGGCTGTGGATGATGACAGGAACTCCCGCGGCACAATCTCCAGTTGATGCGTTCGGTCTTGGTAAACTTTGTGTGCCTGATAGATGCCCTAGATTTTTTGGTAGGTTTAGAGATATGGTTATGTACAGTGTGGGTAGATTTAAATGGATACCAAAAGATGATGCAGAGTCTACGGTATTTAATATGCTACAACCTGCAGTGAGGTTTACAAAAGCAGAATGCCTGGACTTACCTCCTGTCACACACGTTAATAGAGAAGCACCTCTTACCGCACAACAAGAAAAATTTTACAAAAAGCTGAAACAAGATATGTACATGACCGCCGCCGGAGAAGAAATAAGTTCTGTAAATGCGGCTGTTAATTTAAACAAGCTATTACAAATATCAGGTGGTGCAGTTTATACCGACAATAAAGAGGTAATAGAGTTTGATGTGTCTAACCGACTAACTGTTGTGCGCGAAGTGATTGAGGAAGCCAGTAATAAAGTTCTAGTGTTCGTGCCTTTCAAACACACCATACAATTACTTAGTGAGTTTTTAGATAAACATAAAATCACAAGCGAAATAATAAATGGTTCGGTGCCTGTAAATAAGAGAGCACAAATATTCAAGTCATTCCAAGAAACTAAACATCCGAGTGTTTTAATTATTCAACCACAGGCGGCATCGCATGGAGTGACCCTAACTGCTGCGGACACAATTATATGGTATGCACCTGTTACGTCTTTAGAAACATATTTACAAGCCAACGCAAGGATAGATAGGCCCGGACAAGATAGTCCTATGACCGTGTTTCATATATCAGGAAGTCCTGTGGAAAGTAAATTGTATAGCATGCTGCAGAGTAAACTTAAAAACCATATTAAATTAGTCGATCTTTACAAAAAGGAGTTGGAATTATAATAAAAAAATGCTAGTATCAAGGTGTCTTATATTGTTTAACGAAAACACACAATTTAATACAGAAGGGAACAAATCATGTCAGACTTTAACGCTAACGAATTAGTAAAAGTTTTATTAAAAATCAGAGATGCGAAAGATAAAATTCGCAAAGAAGCAGATCAACAAATCGCCAGTTTAGATGAACAACTAGATATTATTAACCAAAAGTTGCAAAACATTTTAAAAGAAACAGGCGCAACAAGTATTAAGACTCCACACGGTACGGCTTATCAAACTATAAAGTCTAGATATTGGACAGACAATTGGGAGGCTATGTATAAATTTATTCAAGAGCATGATGCTTTTGACCTCCTAGAGCGCAGAATACATCAATCAAATATTAAACTATTTTTAGAAGAAAACCCTGATGTGCTACCAGAGGGGTTAAATGCTGACAGTAAATATTCTGTTACCGTGCGTAGAAAATGAACAGGTTGTTAGCTAAAAATATCGAAGGCCCCAAAAAAGTTATTGTGATAGCCGCGGCTCCGAATATACATAGGCAATACTACAACACTCCGTTTGAAGAAGGGGT